TTCTCGCAAGTATCTTCTTCTATGTTTTGGATTTTCTTTGGGGGGTTTGGTCTGTTTTTTTGGTTTGATTTCAATTATGGTTTCTGCCTTTAAAGTTTTAACCCAAAAGTCAGGATAATATCTGTGCCATTTATTATCAATGGGGGATTTATATGGAATGATAATCTCTTCACTATTCCATTGGAGTACTCCAGGCTGTCGATCTAAATACTTCATGAAGTCTAATTCCCAACCAGACCGATAAATTATATTGCTGGAGTTCCCCTTATACTTTTCTCTGTTTAATGGTCTAAATTTCCCTTTGTATCTCATATAAATATATAGAAACCTTATAATCTTAATGGGAGAATGATAATAAAATGACTGTTGCAACAACATTAGAATATCCACCAAATCTTGGCTCTGCAAGTGGTGATATAAATCATTGGGTAAGTTTTCGTGGGCATGCATTCCGCTCAAATAATCTTACTGTTGATATTGCTTTGTATATTCCTCCAGATGCATTATCTACTTCATATAAAGCAGATTATGAAGCTGCGGCATTGGGTCAGGTTTTAGGTAGAACAGTAGAAGGTATTAAAAAAAGTGGTGGATCACTTTCAGCATTAAGAGCAAATTCACAAGCCGAGGCCGGAGCCACCGGAAATGTAATAGTAGATCTTTTGACACAGACAGCAACACCCGCAAATGTAAGAACTGCAATGTCTGCAACGAGAGGTGTGGTAGCTAATCCTTATATAGTTGCTGCCTATAAGGGCCCAACCCAAATGAGAGAACAAAAATTCTCTTTCGTATTTATGCCAGAAGATGCTGCCCAATCAAAAACTTGTGTGGAGATTGTGAATGCATTCAAAAAGTCTATGTTACCAGATCATGCAGGTGGAGATAATACCTCTACTCCAACAGGATTGTTTGCATATCCGGATGAATATACAATAGAATTTTATATTGATGGGCAGCCGTTACCAGATACCGAAATGAATCCAATGTTTAATATAGGAAAATCGGTATTAACTTCTTGTGATGTAAACTATACAACTCAAGATACTGTTTTATTTTTTGAGAATACACAATATCCTGTAACAATTAGTATGGCACTTTCATTTATGGAAATAGAAGTAATGTATAGAAATAAAATAAGAAAAGGTTTTTAATAAAAGGAGAGATAAATTATGTCAGAATTTTTTGTACATTATCCACAGATTAGTTATAATATTACTGGTACTATGCCACCGGTGAAAAAGACTGCCATTAATATTATGGAACGGGCGAAGATAAGAGATGTTGTACTTGATGATATTGTTGCTTATTATCCATACTCAATTCCAGAGGGGGAACGTCCTGATAATACTGCAGCTAAATACTATGGTGATGTAAAATATACATGGTTAATATTTTTGATTAATGACATACATGATCCAATTTATGGTTGGCCTTTGAATGCAAGAGATTTTGTACAGTTTATTAGAGCTAAATATGGTTCGGTTACAGTAGCAAAAAATGGTATACATCATTATGAACAAATAGTAAGAGAACGTATAGAAGTAACAGGAACTGCAGATGCCTGTGAAGAAGCTAAGATAGTGGTGGATAAAACAACTTACGATTCTCTTAATGATGCTACAAGAAATATTGTATATTGTTTTAATTGGGAAGTAGATAGAAATGAAGCAAAGAGAGATATAAAATTAATTGATAGAAAGTATGCATCTGATATACTTTCTGAACATTCGGAGAAATTGGAATAATGGGTGCACCAATGAGTAGAGGTGATTTTGGAAAAGTTCTCGCACGGCGTAAGGGTACTCAAGGAACAACAACCGAAACTGCTGATCATGGACAAAAAAATAAGAACCTCAAAAATCCTAAAAAAGAGAACATGCCGTCTTTTGCGGGAGATTATGAACTTCTTAAACTCACTCTTACATCTCCTAATCGAAAAGGGTTTATCGATTTAAAAGGTGCATGGGTCGATCTTAATATTTTTGAGGATGTTTTTGCTAATTGTCTTACTGGAAATCTGATGCTTGCTGACGGTATAGGTATGATGGAAGATGTTCCAATTATAGGAGAAGAAACCATAAACATACATTTAAGAACTAGAGGTATTAAAAGAGAAAGAGCAGAAGAGGTTACCGGGCCATTTAGTGGAAGTCAAAATGAAGGTATTATTAATACAAAGTTTAGAGTGGTTAAACTTACAGATATAGTTAGACTTAATGAGGGGATGGTTCGCTATACACTACATTTAATTTCTGAAGAATATATTATTAATTTAAAATCAAAGGTGATGAAGACAACAATTGATCCAGGCACATTAGAACCAAGAAAAATTTCTTCTTTAATAAAACAAATCTATAGGCAATATTTCAAGAGAGGGAGACTTGCTAAAAAGATATTTATTGAACCAACAAGAAACCTCACAAATTTAATTATACCAAATTATACTCCATTTAGAGCATTTAATTTTTTAGCATCTAGAGCGGTATCTGCTGGGCGTCATGCAGTTGGATCAAATTTTCTTTTCTATGAAACCATAAAGGGATTCTTTTTTATTTCATTAGAAACTCTTATGGCTGGTGGTGGTACAGGATATCGTACAGATGGGGGTGAACAAGGTGATACATATACTGTTCCTGAGAATCAGGTTAAGGAAACATATGTAGTTCAACCCAAAGGAATGAATGCTTATCTTGATGTGCTTAAAAATGTTGCCATTGAAATGACCGCAGTGGATGAATATAAAATTACTTCTAATTTTGATGTTCTTGAAAATTTATCAAAAGGAATGTATGCTAATAGACTTCTTACTCATGATTTAGTTAGAATGAAATATGATACATTGGATTTTAATTATATGAGTCCAGAAAATTTAGAAAAATCCGTGACAACAACTGCAGATACTTCCGGGCCAACTGAAGTATTAGAGATGCAAAAGGCTGCAGCGGATGCAAAAAACTTCTATGACCAATTTACTCATCTAGGTAAGGGTAAATTGTGTAGTGAAAATCAATTTGCAATGGGATCACCAGAAGCACATTTATCTTTTTACCCTACCAATTTTGCTCATGATATTAGATTTAAAACAGATATAGGATCAAAAGGAGTACACGGCGGCCCGCCAGGAAATTTAAATATTGTTCCAAGCCGAGTGGAAGAGTGGATGCAATCTAGACTAGTACAAAGTCAACAACTTAATAATATTAAATTAAACATTAGAGCACCTGGATTATCAACTAGAACAGTAGGTGATCTGATTGAATTTAAAATGCCCACATCATTTTTAGATGATCGCGATGGGGTGACTCCATCGGCACATCATAAGTATTTAAGTGGATATTATTTAATTACAAAATTAAGACATCATTTTACTAAAGAGAAATACTCAATAGAATTTGAGGCAATAAAAGACGCATTGAATACTCCAGTTACTTCAGAAAAAGCAGAAGCTGATTCACCACGTGCAAATCATTCAGTAAGTTAAAGGAAACATTATGGCATATTTTATGGGGAAAGAAGGATTTACTTGGTGGCAAGGAGTTGTCGAAGACCGCCATGATCCTCTTTATCTTGGAAGGTGTAAGGTCAGAGTATTGGGATGGCATTCAGAAGATAAGAATGATCAACCAACTGTTAGTTTACCTTGGGCATATCCTGTTTCACCAATCACTTCTGCAAGTCAAACTGGTGTTGGTTCATCTCCTTTAGGACCCGTTGAGGGTACATGGGTACTTGGGTTTTTTAGAGATGGAGAATCCGCACAAGAACCAATGTTCTTTGGTACAATTGGTGGTATTCCAGAACTAGATGCAAAAGGAGTTAATAATGATGGAACAGCAACAGGCGGAAAGGGGTTTCTTGATCCAAGACTAGCCGGTGGTGATCAAGGACATCCACTATTTGAAGATGAGAAAGGATCAAGAAATTTATTGTATAACCCAACTGGAGACTTAGTTCCAAGGGAACCGGCCACCATTATTCATAATTCTAATCCTGATCCTGCTACGGATGTACAAACTGTTGATATATCAGATACGGTTACTCTCAAGGGTAAACCAATTGTAAGATCATTAATTACAGGACAAGAAGCAGAACAATTTACTGTCAAAGTAGTTGAAAATCCTTTACGATCAACTTATCCAGATACAGGATTATCAAATTCTTCGATATCAACAACTCGGAATTTAAATTATTTAAAAGAACCAACTACTAATAGATTGGCAAGAGGGATAAGAGGAAATACTGATGTTAGTGATCCTAGAATTTCAGGGATTGTTTTTGAAAAAATGGAAAACCGAAAAGCTGGCCAGTTGGAAATCCCCACTGCTAGCGGTAAAAATTGGTCTGAACCCAAAATTCCTTGGCAAGCAATTTATCCATATAATCATGTACATCAAACAGAAAGTGGTCATGTTATAGAGATGGATGATACTCCCAATTGGGAAAGATTACATTGGTATCATCGTACTGGAACATTTACTGAAATTCATCCTACTGGAATTAAGGTAGATAAAATTGTTAATAATTACTATGATATTATTTTAGGAGCAAGATATACACATATAGAATCTTCAGATTATACAACTATTGATGCTAATCAAGAAGTTTTTATTCAAGGAAGTAAATCAGATAAAGTAGAAGGTGATTATTCAATTGCTATTAAAAAAGGAAGATTCAATGTAAATAATCCTTTGGGTTGGATCAATATAGAAGCTGCAAATTTAAAGTTAAAGGCAACTGAAACTCTTACTCTAGAAGCCAATCAAGTTAATATTAAAAAGAAGACTTCTGCTGGAACAGAAGAAACTACTGGTGATGAAACTAAAAAAGTTGGTGGAAAATATACAATGCAAGGTGGATCAATAAGCATGAATACTCAAGGTGGAGTGGGTATGCAAACAGGAGGGGGATTAACAGTTAATGCTACAGATTCAATTAATGAATCTATATTTGGATTGTTACCCATGACAAGCTTGGGATATGCAAGAAAGACAGATGCTACTTTGGGTAAAATTGGATTTGAGAGTAAGGATGGAATACTTTCTGGTGGAATAGAAATGAAATTAGGATTTCCAATCACCCAAGGATCTATGACAATACTTCCACCTGGAGAAATTATTTTAGAGTCTTTTGCATCAACGATTACAGCAAAAACATTATTGTCTCCTGGATTGTATGTAGGAATGGGAGATGCATCACTTGCTGGGGTAGCAGCTTCTCTTGAAATGGCTATGTTGGGAGATGTAACATTAATGAATTCACTAGCAACTCTTGAAATGTCTAAATTAGGAGATGTAACATTATCGGGACCAATGGCAACCCTAGATATGGCTAAGACAGGAGCAGCAGGAATATCGGCGATGGGTGAACTTTCTATGGATCTGACGGGGAAAATAAACATTGCAAGTGCGGCAACTACTTTAGGTAAAATTTTAGGAAAAATTATTGATGAATTTCTAGCACACACACATCCAACTGGAACGGGACCGTCAGGACCACCGATGCCACCAGCGTCGGTTAATATGAATTTAATAAAATCTGGTGAACTTCTAGCGAGTTTCGAATAATGGCATTAGTTAAAGCAACAATGATGATGGAGTTAGCGGGGGTCTTTGCAGCATCAAATCCAGATCCCATAAAGCCGGGACAAGACATTGCAAAGGCATTTAAAAATTACTTGATGATGGGAATGAATGCTGGTGGATTTCCCGCATCGAATGTAGTAGATGCCGCGGCGGGAGTAGGAATAGGAGGAGTATTTGCACAACAATTACCGGTGGGTGCAGCAATTGGTTCACAAATAGCAACTCAATTAACTACTATGGCATTAACATTTTTATCTGGACAACAAATAGGCCCACCAGTTACAGCACCTACACATTTACCTGGATTAATACAATTATTTTCAGGGCCACAACCATCGGGAATGAATTTTGCAAAAGAATTATCAGGCATATTAGATAAATGGACAAAAACATGGGTTGTATCAGGACTGATCCCCGGTGCACCACCTATACCTTTTACTGGCCCTTTATCATAGAGAAAGAGAAAATACATGGCAGGAGCAATTGAAAAGAAAAAAAATGAAGTAGTTGATGAATTAGAAACTCAACCCATAATTCATATCGATGCTAGGACAAGTATCCTTAAAGATATTGGATTGTCCAGGGAGTTTGCTCAAACATATCTTCAAGCAGTATGTCAAAGATTTGGAAGTAACCCATATTATTCTGTGGCTAATATATGTGAAAATTTAGCTGCTCAAAGGTTGATATGCATTGGAGCAAGAGATTTACAAGTGGCCGGTACAGGAATCCAAAAATTTACCTTTCCGGCTTATCAAACTGTAAACGCCGCTCTTACTCTTACAGAACCTAATACTTCATATTTTGGTTTTGTCTGTACAACAATAGATGAAAAAACCACTATTACTTTACAAAACACCGCGGGAACTCAAACTATTGATGGGAATACATTCAGTACTCGAATTACTGATTATTATTTAAGCAGATCTAGAATATCAGGAGAACTAGAAGATATAAATGCAAACTTGAGTGTTTATACTACACCAGACGGAACTGATGATAATGTTTTCGGAAATGCGATTGCGTGGGGAAGTTCAGTAGCAGGAGAAGAAGATGCTAACACATGGAACTATCATTGGGCAAGAGCAAACGTTACAGGTACATCTGTAAAAAATAGTGGAGGAGTCTTAGCATTAAATGTAATAACTTTGGCTGATCACTTAACACAAGGAAGTAATACGAATTATACTCCTCAGGGTCCGAGTTTTGGCAATAAATTTTATCTCAAGAGACATGCCGATGCTGTAAATACATTCACCATCACAGGAACAACAACTGTTAATAGTGTTGATATTACTGGTATTTCAGATACAGATATTGTAAAAACAAAATATAATGATGTAATTAGTGGAACAGGAATTCCGTCAGGAGCCGGAGGGCCAGTTAAGATTGCTGCGGCATTGACTAAAAAAAATCAAATAAGAATGGGAAATATTACATACACCACCGGAACAGTAGGCCAAGCAGCAAATGTAGTAACTCTTTCGTCAGGAACATGGCCATCTACTGTTGAAGTAGATTCAGTAGTGACTATTAGTGGTGGTGGTGGAAATGTTGTGTCAAGAGATAGTGATACTCAGGTAACGATTGATAACTCAGCAAGCGTATCAACTGGAACAAGTTATTCGATGTCATATCCAGGGAAAGCAACTGCAACGGGAACCGTTACAATTACAGTAAATAGTGTTCCATTTGGTCATGGTGCTGATACTATTTTTTGTCAATTGGAAGTATCTGGAGAAGGTCTTGTGGCAAACTCTACTTGGACTCCTGTTGGGGATACTAATGGTACGTATCCAAACAATTCAGAGCATGATTTATGTAATGCAAATACATCACAGTATATTGCCCTTCTTGGTTTCTTTGATCCGGCACAAGCTTCTGGAGGAGGAGCGAACGATTTATCAAAAGGAGGAAGTGGAGATTATATATCTTCAGGAAAAGAGTATAACGAAACAAGTTATCCAGACATAGAAACGAACCCAATGTTTCCGTCAACTGGTGGAACCACTAAAGCAGCGGCAACTGAAAATGGTGAAATCACAGGAACACAACCTACAGGATTGAGTGATAAAGATGTTTGGTGTGGAAGATTTGTTTCTTTTAATAAAGATAGAGAAAATGCGGCGGGTGCTGTAACAGATTTTCGATATGTTGTGGATAATGCCGAAAAGTATTTTTATTTACCTGCGCATTGGAGGGGATATTCAACAGGTTCTACTGCAGTTGTACAGGACCCAAATAAACAATATACTCATGCAAGTAAAGCTATGGGAGGTAATGCTACAGGAGAACCCCGTGCAGAAATGCCAAGACAACCATTGAGTGGTGTTATTACTAGAGTAGTTACTGTTGATAATACAGGAGGTCATGGGACTAATACTTCAGTAAATACGGTCCCAGCAGATTCTGCTATTAAGTATGCATCTGCTCTTACCGGAGTTGGATACGGCCCCAACTTTGCGGCCGGTGGTGTCGATACTACAGCGAACAATAGAACTGTAAGCAGAGGGTCGTATTATATAAAAGAAGCAAACAACTTCATAACCATAAATCATGTACAATGTACTATTACTCACGTAACAACTTGTGGAAGCACAGCTTATACTGTAGTATATACAAATCACTTGGATAGTACATTTCCATGTTATTATAATTTTGTGAGACAGCATGTAACTGGAACGGGTGCTGATGTTAGTGATTATAATTTTGTTAAAGCTTGTGCTGTTTCACTCGCTTCTTTAAGTAGTTTCCGAGATCCTATTATTACAGGAGCACATGGAACTAATGGAGCTGGAGCCGGGGGAATTTCCGATGCGAATTTTGATGGAAAAGACTCGGATGTTACAGCAAATACAGTCGTTGCAGAATCTGCCCTGGGACAATTTGTTACTGATTTTAATGGTAGTGGTAGAGTAGCACATCCAGCAAGTGGAACAGGAGTTCTTGGTCAAACTCTTGCAACTGGAAGTGCAATAAACTATGAAAGTCTTAGTGGTTCTAAAACTGGAGTAACGGCATGGGAAAATACCCGCACGGCAATGGCAGCTCTTTCAACAGCTTGTGATCAACGGATAGTGGAAATTGATAACAGAATTGGTAAACCAACATATGCCGGGACTCCTAGTTCGGCTGGAACAGCGCCAGTGGTTAAAGTGAGTGCTATTCCTGCATCGAACACCGGGTCTGGTCATGTTCCTTATGGTAGAGCCTTATTCAATAATGCAAATCATTTGCTGGGACAAGATGTAGATTTATTGGGAGGAATTTTAAAAGATGTCGAAAGTTTAGCTCAATTAACTGAAAGTATAAAAACCGCCAGAAATAAATATGAAATTTATAGTGGAAGAGATAAGGAGTATTAATTATGACTGAATGGAAAGACGAAAACGAAAAAGAAAAAACTACACCCTTTACTGATGAAAAGGCTGGGGAAGAACAATGGCATCCAGCCGAGATAAGAAGAAGAGATATTCAAAAATTATTAAAGAATACTCAAAAACTTGCAGGAATGTATTCAGATCTTTTATCAATAAAAAGAGAAGGTTGGGAAAGAATGTTAAAGGGTAAACAAAGAGAAGAAGAAAAGAAAGCACAGAATGGCTGAATTTCAAGCGTTATTAAGAGCAAAGGCAGAGTGGAAACCACATCAAATCGCGAAAGCCGGAGATATTTCTGCCTTGGCGGAAAGTGCTAAAGCTCTTGCTGAAACCGTAAAAGCTACTCTTGGGCTCGCAAGTGCTGCTATGGAAATAGTTAAACTTTTAGCTATGTTGCAACAGATTAATCCCCTTTTAATTGCATTGGAAGCATTAGCCGATGAAGTACTCAAGGCAATACAAGATTTAAAAGAAGCAGGATTTTATTATTTGTACATTGATCCATATTTCATTAAAAACGTAACACCGCATCCAGCATTTACTTATGGGTTTGAACAATTGAGAAATCAAAACGGTGATCTTTTTTGGTTGTCCAAAAATCAATTTGACAATTTAGTGCAAACCACCACGGTTCCTACACAAGCTCAATTAGATTCAGGACAAGTAATACCCCATTTAGCCTCTCCTAGAAAATTGATACCGGGTGGGTTTAATCCATATGAAGGTTCTACAGTAGATCCCCTAACTACAATCAGCTCATTTCCGAAATTTTCTGTAAACCAAGTGATTAGAGAAATGACTAAAGCATTTGATGATGATGGGGATGTTCCTAGATTTAGAGCAGTAAGTGGATCACCAAGATCCGGAACTACAGTTTATGATGAAGAAGGAAATGAATATTCGGGGTGGGATCGAACAAAAGAATTTGGATTACAGTTATATGATATTGGTAAAGCACAAGAAGATGGTTCAACAATTAAAGATTATGGAGTATCAAGATATCCGATTAATACAAAAGTATCTGTGGGTAAACCAAACATTTTAGGAAATACACTTTATGACGGTGGATCGGGAGCAATAGCAATTATTATTGGAGCTCCAAATTTTAACGATTTTGCTGAGACATTTGATAAGTTTGCAAACATGTTTACTGATATTCCGGAGTTTGCAATATCAACAGGAAAGGGGTTATTAGATTCATTAAATGATATTATTACACCAGCTAATACGATAGTAAAATTAACTCAAGTTGATACTAATTATGGTACATTTGAAGTTGATGATGTAATCGGTGGTCAAATATATGGAGGAGTTGGTATTATAGTAGGAATCAATGCTGATTCTATTATTGCTTCTTCTATGTCAACAGATGTAATGACTACGGCTACTGATGATATGGGTATTACTGTTGAATCTATACAAACAATTGATCCCAATAAGGATGGTCGATGGATTGACATGGAAGTAACATTAACGCCATATAGAACGGTAGATGGGTTAAATCCTTTTATTACTGGTGATACAGTTTATGAACAGGAACAAAGGGGTCAAACTGCAGAGGGTCAGAGCAACTATGTAATCGTAGGACAAGAAACAGTAACCTTACCCATGACACAAAGAATATATCCAAAGGTAGGGAAAATTGCTATGGAAAAATTAGTGGAACTTCCCGATTCTATTCCACCAGATTTTGGCGGCATACAAATAAAGGATATTATTCCTGGTTGGGGGGAATTTTTTCAGATACTAGAAAACTTTGTAAAACAACTCAAGGGAATGATTGCGGATTCAGCGGTCTTTATACAAGATTTAATAGATATGATTAAGGGAATAGAAAAATTTCTTCAGTATTTAATTGATCTTATCACAGAATTTTTAGAATTTTTTCAAATAACATTACCATCTACTGGTGTGTATGCACTTTATATTCAAACTCAACCTGATGGTAATGAGGGAATAAAAAAACAACTCGCCAGTGCAACTGGAGTTCCAGATTTAGCATATGCTGCGGGAATATTATTTGTAGGTGTAGAAATGGAAAAACTAATCGCGGCAGGAAGCAGTAGAAATCCAATAGATTTATTGGCTCTTGTCCTTGGACTATTGTAAATTTTTAACTAAATATTAAGAGTAACATGCCAACAACATACGGAAAACAATATAAAGATTTTGACATGGATTTTGGTAAACATCCCGCCCATGGAGATTTATTATTTGTCACTAAAACAAAGGCAATTAATAGATCTATAAACAATATAATAAAAACTCAAGCGGGTGAACGATTATTTCAACCAGATATTGATGGTGGACTCAATGCATTATTATTTGCACCTTTTGGGGCATTAACAGAAAATAGAATATCAAAAGCGATAGCACACGCATTAGGAAAATTTGAACCTAGAGCGAATATACAAAAGGTAACAGTAAAGGCCGATGAAGCATCAAACGCCTATTTAATTAATATTACCTTTATACCAGATAATGATGTACAAGAAACAACCTTAGAAGTTTATTTGGAGAGAGCATAAAATGGCTAGTGCAGAAGGAAAATTAAACATATCAGAATTAGATTTCACAAAAATTAAAGATAATCTTATAGGATTTTTGAGCAATCAGGCGGAATTTGTTGGTTATAATTTCAAGGGTTCATCTTTCGATGTTCTTATGGATGTATTAGCTTACAATACACATTATAATGCATATTATGCAAATATGGTTGCCAATGAAATGTTTTTGGATTCCGCAACATTGAGAAATTCTGTTGTTGCCCGTGCAAAACATTTAGGCTATATTCCACGTTCAGCAAGAGGATCTAAAGCTACAGTAAATCTTACTATTACTCCAACAGGAAGCCCTTCACTCATTAGTGTAAATAAAAATACACAATTTTCTGGTGATGTAGATGGAGTATCATATATTTGGTGTACTGCTAATTCCCACACTATAAACGTTAATGCTAATGGAGTATATACTGCCACAAGTGTAGATTTGACTCAAGGTATTCCTGTAACCTTTAGATATACTGCCAATACAGGTGATGTAGATCAAAAATTTATTCTTCCAAATGCAAATGTTGATACTGATACGTTATCTGTAGTAATTCAAACTTCAGATACCGATACTGAATCATATACTTATACTGTAGCTAATGATATTACTACAGTAAATGCTCTTTCTAAAATATATTTCTTAACGGAAAATGCAGATGGAAAATATGAAGTTGAATTTGGTGATGGGGTGTTAGGAAAGAATGTATCAAATGGTAATATTGTTATAATGTCTAGTTTAATATGTGACGCAGACGATACTAATGGATGTAAGGCATTTTCAGTTGTATCTGATGTGGGGGGATATTCTAACGTAAAAATAGAAACTGTATCTTCAGCAGGTGGAGGACAAGAACCAGAAGATATGGAAGGAATTAAATTTAATGCTCCGAAAAGTTTTGATGCACAAAATAGATGTGTAACAACTCATGATTATGTTACTACAGTTAAACGAGATTATAGTGGAGCACAATCAGTTGTCGCTTGGGGGGGTGAAGATGATGATCCGCCAGTTTATGGTAAGGTCTTTGTTGCCATTAAACCAGCATCAGGAACGGTTCTTTCAGGATCTACCAAAGCCTGGGTACAAGATACAATTTTAGCTAAACGAAATGTTGTTGGAGTTACACCAGAAGTTAAAGATCCAGATTATTTGTATTTAAAAATTAATGCTACAGTCAAATATGATTCTGGTATGACAACAAATAGTTCCGCAACTCTTAAATCAACAGTTTCTACTGCTATTATAGATTATGGAACAACTCAGTTAAAAGATTTTGATAAATCGTTTAGATATTCCAATTTAATTAAAAAAATTGATGAGTCAGAAATTTCAGTTAAGAGCAATCAAACATCAATTGCAATAAAACGATATTTTTATCCATTACTAGGATCTAGTTCTGCTTATGATCTAAAATTTTCTAATGAGATATATCACCCCTCAAATACTTTTTGGGGAGCGGTAACTAGTGGGGATTTTTCATATCGCGATTCTGCTAATACATTATGGACAGGATGTAGAATGCAAGATGTTAATGGAGTTGTTCAAGTTTATAGAACTTCTGGACAAGATAGAATAATTGTGGATAACAATGTAGGATCAATTACTTATAGTTCTGGTAAAATGGAACTTTTAAGTTTTAAACCTATTGCGATAGGTTCAGCAACTACAGGCAATACTACACAAATGGCAGTTTATGTTACTCCAGCTTCTAACGATGTTTTACCTTTAAGGGAACAAATTATATTAATCGAAGAAGGAGATCTTAATATTACGATGATAGATGACGCCGGAACCGGAACATATGTTCAGGGGGCAGTTGGCTCTGTTGATGGAACAACCCTAGCAACTGGATACTAATGGCTGAAGTTAAAGATAAAAAAGATATCTCAATATTACTTGAGGGTCAATTACCAGAATTTGTAACATATGACCACCCCAAGTTTAAAAAATTCATAGAAAAATATTATGAATTCATGGAATCTCATCAAATATATTTTGATGGGTTTACTTTCAATGAATTTAAAATTCTTCCTGAAGATTCTATTGTTACAACTGAGGGTGTTGAATTTATAACATATGAAAATACTGATCGTATTCAATTAGAATCTGAACGTGATACTGCCGCTAATGCAAATTTACAATTTCATATTGGTGAAACTATTACAGGTAACACTTCTGGTGCTACTGCTGTTGTTACTGGAACAAAAGGTAATACTCACGCATTTATAAAACCTACCAATGAAGCCGTATTTCAATACGGGGAACAAATCACAGGCGGAACTTCCCGCGCATATTCTACATTAGCAAATGGTATTTCAGCAAATGTATTTCCTGAAGGTGCTATAGAGTCTTTTAGATCAAGAGGTCCTGTTGCTGCTACAAGGGAACTTGCAGACATGCAAGACATTGATAAGACAAATGAAGGTCTTATTGATGATGCATGGAAAAAAGAATTTTATACGAATGTTCCAAGAACTACAAGAACAGATCGTAGACAACTTCTTAAACGGATGAAACAAGTCTATCGGTCAAAAGGAAATGAAAGTTCTTTTACTTGGGTATTCAGATCAATATTTGCTAAAGAAGATGTAGAATTTTATTATCCTAAAAATGACTTAATGAGGTTATCAGATGGTAGATGGACACTTGATAAAACAATTAAAGTTATAGCATCTAGTGCTACAAATCTCGATTTATTTACTGGAAGAAAAATCACAGGAGCTTCTTCTAAATGTTCTGCTATGGTAGAGCGAGCTATAACTACTTCTGTCGGTGCACTTTTAGTTGCAGAACTTTATTTATCTGATGTTATTGCTGGATTAGATGATGACAATAAATTAGGATTTTTTAAAGTTAACGAACTTATCACAACCGAAACGGACATATATGGTAAGTTTGGACTTGCAGCTACTTCTGGACTTGTTAAAGAAGTTTCAGTTCAAGTGGGTGGAACAGAATATACTATTGGTGATGAAATTTCGTTTACTGGTGGTGGGGGTCAAGATGCAAGAGCAAGAGTAGCGACTATTGCAGATTCCGTAGTTGAGGGTATTACTATATTGGACTCAGGAGATGGATATTCTGTAGGTGATGTTCTTAAATTTATTGATGAGGGAACAGGAGGTTCAGGCGCCTCAGGTCGCATTTCTGGAATTATCCCAACTGGTGCTGTTGTTATTAATTCTGACCAAGTTAGTACTTATAAAGAAACGGCAATAAGTGAAGCTGATTATGTAAATCAAATGCCGGGTCATAATGCTAATACACACTTGTATGGTAATTCTTCCTTAATATTTCAATCAACCATTAAAGCCACTACAGCATTGTATTTTGATGCTGCCGGTGCAATGTGGAATTCACAATTTATTAAAGCGGGCAATCAACTTAGGAAACAAATACATATTGATTCTGGTGGTACTACTCTTACTCAAACAGGAACTACTGTTACATTTTCTGCACCACTTACCGAAAGTGAACGAAGAGATGTGGTTGGTGGGAAACTTACCTATGCAAACGGTAATAATACAATTATTACTAGTTATACTAATACTACCGTTTTTACTGTTAAGGATGCTCATACAATAGGTAGTGCACAAAACTGGAATATGTATTATGGATCTAATACTACTTGGGCAACAATCATTGGAGCAAATAGTTCACAAATTCTTTATGCAGTGGGATCATATCAACGTGATCCAGACCTAGATGCTCTTAGTGTAGATAATTTTGCAAATAATGATTCTGTTATTATATACGACGCGGCAAGAACTAGAGCATATGCCACAAAATCTGCAAATTCTTATGATTCCCACATGACACATACAGGTGTTACTTTTGCAATTGGTAATACCCCCGCAAGTCAAGTAGTTAATAGTACTTCCAATGTTTCTTATGTTGACGCATTTGGTCAAAGTGGTACTACTATAGCACATATAACTGTCGGCGCATTAAATACTGAAACGAAAAATGTTGGTGCTGTGGCATCCTGTTCAATTACTGCAGGTGGTGAAAAATATGAAGCTTCGCCTGTTGTTTCTGTTTCTAATAATTACATAACAACATTTAATAATGCATTAGATGTTATGGGTGCCAATAACTCATTGATCAATTTGAATCTACATTCTTATGATACTGGAACCATAACACAAACAAGTAATGTTGTTACAATTCTTAATGGAACATTTCCTGATGCAAATTCAGGATTATATTCACTTACATATGCTAATGGAAATACAGATTTAATAACCGCTGTTACTAATTCAACTTCTATTAGAGTATCATCAGAGAAAAATTTTGGAATTAATGATGCTTCCCAAGAATATGTTTTAACTTATATGGCCATCGCCAATAATTTTCCAGCTCAATCTTATCTTTATAATGATGATTATTCTGTTAGAGCTTGTGTTCTAGATTATATTGATAAAGCAAAATCTGTAAGACCACCCATACAATATGGTAATACAACTATCCGGCTGGATATGTATACCACTAAAGATTTTGGAGCCACAGTAGAATATATGTGTATGGAGGATGGTACAACCGTTCTTACTACTGTTGGTGATATTATTGCCTATGAAGATGATCCTGATGATGGTACATTTAGTGGAAGTTCCAGAATTTTTACGGAAACTGGTACAAGTGCTGAACGTATTACTGCATACAGTAATGCTATTTCAACTATTAATACTGGTACAATTACACAAAAAGGATTTTATATTCGGGGAGAGTCGGCTACTACGGCAGCGAATACTGCTGGTGGAGATGATGTAATTCTTTTTGAAGACAATGATACGTTTATAAGTGATGAAGATACAGTATTAATATTAGCTGGAGCAAACTTTCCTAATGATTTACCAAGAGGAACAGTTACTTATCTGGACACTACAACTGCAGTTGTAACAGAATTTGTAAATTCAACATCTGTTTTTGTTGATACAGATAAACCAATAGGATCTGGACAAACATATTCCGTTGATTATAATGGTGTTGTAACGTGGGGAGATCAACGAATTGTTACTGCGGCAGGAAGTGGAACAGGAAATAGAACGATTACAGTAACCGATAATGGACACTTTTTCCGTACAGGCGATAAAATTAAAATGTCAGGATGTTTGACATTTATCGTTAATGGTACTCAAGAAATTACAGCCATTAATTCAAACACATATTCATTTACACTTGCAGAAAATGGTGTAGCATCTCCGGCTGGAGATCTCAGAGTGAGGGGAGCTGCCTCTGCTTATTTGGCATCTTATAATACTTATACTGTAGATACTTCACCAAAAGGTAACAATGCTACTTTAGAAGTTTCGGCTATTGCAATTGGTGCCATTAAGACGATTGAAGTTTATAATTTCGGTGCGGGATATACTTCAGTTCCAACTGTTTCAACAACTACTGGAAATAGAAACGCTGAACTTAGTGCAGAATTGGGAGCCTTTGCAGAATATGCAGGATATTATGTTGGTGGAAAGGGATTAATAAGTGGTACACCAAAAATGCAAGATAACAAATATTATCAAGATTTTTCGTATGTTTTAAAGACAGATTTTGATGTGGCAGATTATCGAGATAGTGTGAAGAGATTGGCACACCCATCTGGTATGTTGATGTTTGGAGAAGTTGCATTTCGTAATAAGACCTCTGCTGCGATGTTTGATGCTACTAGACATGGAGATATTAATTCTACTGAAGCGAATACTGCCCATACTGCTGCTACTGCAGATGTTCCAAGATATAGGCTTCTTACTCCTACTATTAATTCATATGCAAATGTACAACATCAAAAAACTGCGGCATTAGCCGGTGGAGGATATGAATCATATTTAGATCCAAAGGGTGGAATATTAGAATTACAAACTGCTAAACATTCTTGGCAAGCCATGGATGGTAGAATTGATGTTAGAGGAGATGAAAATCTTTTATATGAAGATTTCAGAAACATTACAATGCAACGAACATCGGCTATTGGAATCGAAGCATATGCTACTATTACAGACCCATTCCACAATATGGAAGTTGATGACACTATACAAGTTTCTGGAGATCGGAATCAATGGGGATCAGAACAGAAAGATCACTTTAACGGAAAATATACAATCTATTCTGTACCCAATGGAAATACTTATACAGTACAATTATATAGAGGTGATCCTGGTGCAAGTGTATCGGCATCTGCATATCTTTATGTTTATATGGAAGATGAATCAGGTCAAATTCTTTTGGAAGATGGACGCACCTCTAGTTCATATGCTTCATTATCCTTATTAGGAAATGTATTAGATGAATATTCAGATGATGATGTATTAGATTATATTAAAGTAGAAACTCTAAATTTTGCAAATGTATACAGAGCAGATACTTCAAATTGGGAAGCCCCTTTTAATAATGCTCCTATTGATGAATTGGATGGTGAAAAGTTTTTACTTGAACATGGTGGATCTTACCTTTATCCAGTATTAAAATTCCCTACTCCAGAAGCAGGAAGTGTATCTATTGATATGAGTTTTAATAGTGATGTTCTTCTTGAAGATAATAATGAGGGGGGATCTGGTTATCTCCTTGATGAAGCTTCAGGCGGTCAGGGTCAAGGCCCTGCAAGATTTATTTCATTAGAAGAAGATACTGAAGGTGATGGACATCAATATTTGAGTATTCCATATATGGAAACACATATAGAGTCACACCTTCAAAATTCAATGAGATATGGGTTTTTGACTGAAGACGGCCTAGATTTAATTTGTGAAGATGACATATATTCACCAAATCTTATATTAGAAGATGAAAATTTTTATATTGCACTTGAAGATTCGTCCGGCCACCTAACTGCAGAAAATTTAGAAAAAATAGTAACAGAAGATTGGAGAGCTCCTGTCTATAACCATCTTGCTCTTGAAGATGGGTCTGGTCATCTCCTACTGAATACATTGGCTGAGTTTGAAAGACTAAAAGAAACACATAGGTTAATTACAGAACAATTTCCAATAACGAATGGTTCTTATTATCCAGTAATGTACATCGATCATCTTTCTACTTTAGGAAAGTTAAGAACAGAAGATAATTGTATAGTCTTAATGGAGAACGGTAAAGATTACATAAGAGTTGAGGTGGATTATAATATTTACAATGTAGATTATAAAGCACCGGAATTTCATCTTTACGAAAATGCTGGTTATAATTTAACCTTAGAAGACGATTCTTATTTAATAGTAGAAGGTGATGAAACGGCATCTAGATTATCTAGAGTTCAAACAGAAGAATCTCATGCAAAATTAAGCGGTCATGAAGTAGAATATGATATTAATTTTTCTACCTCTGTATTAGGAAAAATTCAACAAGAAGATGATACTGATTATATTATTAATGAAGATAATATTAATTACATTGAGTTGGAAAAGGTTAAAACACCAGATCATATCATACAATATAGTAATCGTTTTTCTACTTCTATACTAGGAAAACTTCAACAAGAAGATGATACTGATTATATTATTCATGAGGATGATGTTAATATTGGATTAGAACGCCTACCACATCGAGTGACCAAGCCTGAAATGCAATTTTCTTTGGTTGAAACAAATGGCTGGCACTTAATGATGGAAGATGGTGTAACCCATCACATTTATGAGGATGAATCAAGAGCCCTTACAGAAGAAGATCATGTCAAAACATCTCAAACTGAATATGAACTCAAGCCGGGACAGGAGTTTGAACCATCTACAATAGCACAGACCTTTGTAGTGCAATCTTCTGGTAGCCCATATAAATATCTTATTGATGGAGTTAGTCAAGCAAATAATATAGTTTTACAAGTAGGAAAAACTTATAAATTTGATTTGAGTCATTCATCCTTGGCAGTCAATGTTGAACATCCATTCTATTTTTCAACAATTGCTGATGGGCCACATACTCAATCAACAAGTACTAAATTTGAAGGAAGATTAAATGATACGTGGTATGTAAAAGTAGCATCTAGTGTATTTTATATTGATAGAGGAAGTGGATGGGAATTACATCCTACGTTGATAATGGAACAGGGAGTAACTTATAAATTTGATTTAAGTGATTCTTCTAACAATGGACATCCGTTTAGACTTTCGACAACTTATAACGGAACACATAATAGTGGAGCAGAGTTTACCACCGGAAAAATAGTTATAGGAACACCAGGAAATGCAGGAGCATATGTTGAATATACCGTTCCAGGAACTGCAGCGGGAACTTTATATTATTATTGTACTGCTCATAGTGAAAAAGCCGGAGCTCTAGTAGATGGTGGTGGTGCAATAACTGTGCGACCAAATAATGATCCGCGTTGGCAAGAATATGGAACACTTGGAGAAGCTGGTGCATATTCTACAATAAGAATTGAAAAGGCCCCTGATACGATATATTATTATTGTCATAATCATGCGGCTATGGGTGGACAAATGACTGTGGAGGATAAAATAGTTGAATATAATTATGCAGCAATACAATCTCTTACAAGTAATTACATGGTTCCCACAAAACTTCAAGGTGGGGCTTCAATTGCACATCTTGGAACAACCTTAACAGGACATAGTTCATCATTTACTACTGAACTTGCAGTAGGAGATGAATTTCAGACAGAAGAGGAAAATTTTAAATTAGATGGAGAAGAAGTAGACATCTTAATGGAATCTGATGAAAGATTAGAACACGAAGATATGATGTGTATTTCTGTACAAAATGATGTTATAGGATTTGTTAGTGGTGTACAAATAAGAGATTTCAGATGGTTTCTTGGTTCAGAAGATTCTACTATTGCATCATTTGCAGCAGATGATTTTGCGGGAGGAGCATTTGATGTCGGTACAAATCAAGCGGGAGTTCAAGGATCGTTTGATCCAGATCCAGCTGCAGCTACATTTAATATGATCATGCAAGATTCTGCTTCTGGACGAGCTCTTGGATTAGAAGATACTACAGGAACAATGATTCATGAATCTTCTGTGGGATTTAGTCTCATGCTGGAAGATGGAGAACATTTATTAATTACTGATCCGCAAGAATTTAAAATTGCATCAATAACCAATGATACATCAGCAGTGGTAACACGGAGACATATTGGAGGAACCGATTCAGTACCATATTTTAAAAAGACTGTTCCACTAACAAGTACATCTTCTTCAGTCTATAGTAATGTACTATCTGAAAATATAAGTTTGGAATCAATCGTTACAGGATTAGAATCTCCAACTACAGTAACAAGTACTGGCGTGAATGCTATACCTGATTCCAGAATCTTTATTACTGAACAAGCAGGTAAAATTAGAATAGTTAAAAATGGAAGTCTTTTAGGTACACCATTTTTAGATATAACATCAGCTGTTCAAACATTAACTGCTGGTTATGATGAACGAGGATTGTTAGGTATGGCGTTTCATCCTAGTTTTAAGTCGAATGGTAAGTATTATGTTTACTATTCTAAAGCAAAATCGGGCGCTGGAATAGATCATGAATCTATTATTGCAATGTATATTGCTACTTATAGTAATGTTACAAATAGTTATATTACTGATACATCGGCAACATCAGAAACAATTATATTACGATTTGATCAACCCACAGGTGTTCATAATGGTGGAAGTTTGTCTTTTGGATCTGATGGATATTTGTATATAGCCACAGGAGATGGTGGAGCTCAAAGTGATCCTAATAATAAAGCATTGGATAGAACAAGTTTATTAGGAAAAATTTTGAGAATAAATGTTGATAGTGGCTCACCTTATTCGATACCCAATGATAATCCATATAAAAATCATGGATCATATCAAGAAGAAATATATGCATACGGATTTAGAAATCCTTGGAGAATGAGTCATGATTGGTACAGAACTGGTAATGCTACACATTCAGGTCTTGGAACCTTATGGGTTGGGGATGTGGGACAAAGTACTCAAGAAGAAATAAATCAAGTTGTAAGTGGTGGAAATTATGGATGGAGTGTTAAGGAAGGCACTTATACACATGATGAAGATGAAGACAAAATTGCAGCCTGGGCAGCACAAGATAGTGTAACAAGTCAACAATGGTTAGATTCACTTAAAACTCCTGTTGCAACATATACACATACAGGTGGCGCAGTTAATGGAATAGCGGTTGTCGGTGGTTATGTTTATAGAGGAAGTACTTGTACAGACTTAATCGGAAAATATGTTTTTGGAGATTGGAGTCAAAGTTTTTCAAATAATACAGGTAAACTATATTATTTAAACAGTCAAAATACGATAGTAGAATTAAATCCCAATCAAATACCATTATTGAATCAAACTGTAATAGGATTTGGGACAGACAATAATAACGAATTATACGTAATAACAAAAACAGGGTATAATCATAATAGTAATACTACAGGGAAAGTATATAAATTTCGTGGAAATAAATTAGAATAATCCCTGCAGCAACAATTTTTAAATTCAGTTCTATACTTATGATTTTAAAACTATTATAAATATAATAATAGAACTGATTAATTTTTAATTAACATATTAAGTTTAATATTAAGTTTATTAGGAGAATAACAAATGCCTGCTATAGTAACCAACAAATTTAGAATTCACAATGCAAAACAGTTCGTTGAAGCATTTGATGAGGTTTCGGCCACATCGGGCAATGCGATAACTGATGCAAGCGGGTTACTTAATACTCAAATGTATCTTTTCATTGGTAAAGTAACTGCTTGGGCGGATGATACAGCACCGCCAACACCAACTGACTCCGTATCCAATACCGTCTACAATCATTGGAGAGATATGATTGCAGCCAAAAAGATTGGCCCAACTGATATAAGTCATGTTGTACCAAGGTATAATTGGACATCCGGAGCTAATTATTTTGCATATACTCATGCGAACAACGCATTATGGGATCAACAGTTTTATGTAATGACTGATGATTATAATGTATATAAATGTCTCTCAAATAATAATACAGGGGGAACTTCTACTACGAAACCAACTGGAACAGGAACATCTATAGTTACAACTGGTGACAGTTATAAATGGAAGTTCATGTATCAAATTTCTGCAGCAAGGGCACTTAAATTTGTAACACCTAGTTACATGCCTACACAACGTGTACGTAAGGCAAATGATGCCATTGCTAATACTACTGATTCATCTTTCCAGTATGATGTCGAAATTGCAGCCAATACTTCTGGTAATGGAGCAATTGAAGTGATTCACGTTTCGGCTGGTGGTTCAGCTTACAAATTTGAAACTGGAACAATCCAATCCGGATATACAGAAACTACAACTACAGCCAAATTACAATCCTCTGAATCTACTGATGTGTTTGTCGGTAGTGACATTTATTTCACTTCTGATAGTGGAACTGGTGTCACAGGAAAAGGTGGTACAATTACAGACTATCAAAATGGTACAGCGGTTGTAACATGGGAACCGGCACTGGCTAATGCAAATATACCTGAAGATGGTGCTGGATATTCTATCGGCCCCAAAATCGCAATTACTGGTGATGGACAAGGAGCAAATGTTCGTGCCACAAATACTGCTTCTGGTGTTATTGGAGATATTGTGGTGGTTGCCGGTGGTAACAATTATGGTAATGCAGTAGCAACTATAACCGCAAATGCTTCACATGGAAGTTCTGGAACTTTGGTGTCAGCCATTGGCCCCCGAGGTGGACACGGCGATGATTCCATCGAAGAACTTGGTGGATTTTTTGTCATGGTTAATAGTAGATTAGAGTACGGTGAATCTGGAAACTTTACTACTAATAATGATTTCCGTAAAATAGGATTGTTAGCACAACCACTTTTTGCTAATGGTGATGTGGCTACAGCATCATCAATTGATCAATGTGTGACAGGAAC